AGATAATCAGAATACTGAAACAAGGGGTTCCTGTGGTCAAGCACGGTAGGAACAATATCATAAAAACCCCTCATGTCATATACTGCTATTTGTGATACCGGAGATGCCAACATGTAGTCTGGTATTTTGTCTGGTGTTGTACCCGTGTCTGGCGGTGGGTTTGTTTCATCATATACCGGAATTCCATCTTCTGTATATGTCCTAGTGGATGATGGAACGTTAAACTTAGAGATTGCCGTAATCCTGGGGGTAAATTTATATTGACCAAAGACCCAGCCGAGAAGATTAAAACCATCTATTTCCCATGCTTCTTGTGGTATCTTAAAAATACTATATGTTTCTTTTGTCTCAAACGCACCCGAACTCCAAATAATTTTATAGTCTGAGCTGCCCCACGTTCCCTCAACCATATCAATTTCTATACTATATCGGTCAACGTTCTCAGAGTCGTCCATTTTAAACCACCACGTATAAACGGTGTCAAGAATGGTGAAGCTTGTAACGGTGTTGGGGGTTAGGGGTCTGTGTGGTTCAAAGACCTCAACGGTTGGTATTTCACTTTCATAACCACACTCTATAAAAGCAACAACGGTAGCCTTCACCTTTTTTATCTTAGCAAAAGCCTCTGAGTATGCGGGGGGCATATTATCTTCTGTTATCGGAAGAAGGTCTTGTATGGCTATGTTTTTAAAATTCTCATATTTATTAAGGGTAAAATACTCTGTCCCAAGAACTGCATCGCTGGAATCTAAAACCTCAAGGGTTAAGTGATAGCCTTCAATCTCTACAGGGTTTAGTGTCCACCACTTATCGTCATCGTCCGGCATACCAACATGGTTCCAGTGTAGTTCTATAAAATTGGTTGTGAACTCATTATATTCAGAGTTCCAAATATAATCAAGCGGTCTACACCTTGGTGCAAGTCTTAAATTCACAACCTGCGGAGGGTGTGGGTCGTATGCTATGGTTGTAAAATCAATAGTATTCAGGGAGAACGTGTTTTGTAGAGCATCGGACTCAACATCTCCAGTATAGAGAGCAGAAGCCTGAACGGTATATGTATAACTGTCTGAGAATACAACGAAGTTAGCCTCAGATTTAAAATCTAGCACGTCTTCTTTGTGGATTTCACCCTCTTCAACGCTACTTATTCTAATTCTCGCACCCATATAAAAAGGATTAAGACCTTCGGGCGGGGAGAACAAAACCTTTATTTCCCTTGCATTTATGTTGGTCGGGAACACAACCAGGCTTGAAAGTGGTCTCGCAAATTCTGCTGTTTGTAATATTGATATTCTATTATCCTGTGTGGCAACCTCTACCTCTTCGTATGCCGTTGTGCCACCACCCACAATGCTTCTCGGTGTGCCATAAACGCTTTCGTTATATTCCGTACCGACAATATTTGCCAACCCCTTCTCACCGGGTTGGATAGAAACAACCCTGTAATACTGCTTTGTTTCTGTGGCTTGACCCAGCTCGTAGGTATCAAAACTTTTCGGCTTAATAACACCAAAGGTTGCAAATACTTCGTTTCCGCTTACTGAACTAACGTTGTAGTCACTAACAATTTCTTCCCCATTAACGGGGTATCCGCACGTAGGACAAACGGTTGCCGTAAGGTCTATTTCCTCGTCAACATTTAAAATCCACTTGCTGCATTTATAACAGTAACCCTCACTTACCGTCTGTTTTATAGATAGCACAAGGGGTTCTTCAAGGCTTGATACATCCTGGTCTAAGATTACTTTTTCTCCACCGTCAGACACATACCCCTGTATTCTGCCACTAACACTGTCTCCTAAAATTACAACGTGGTTAAAAATAAATACATCACCAGCGGTCATGTTTATATGTTCGGTACCCATTGAAAAAGTAATAAGTTTCTTGTTATATTTAGAGTTTAGGAGCTGATACGTCATGTCCCTCATTACCTGAGACGGTCTGGTTATCCCAAACATCTTAACGGTCTTTTTCCTTATAGCGTTATGAACAACGGATGCAGAAGCAACATCAACCTCAGCGTCAACAACTTGTCTGGTGTCTCTCTTGTGTTCATTCTCCCTGTTCATAAACTGAGCTTCGATAATATTATATGTCTTGGCTAGTGGGACATATGAAAGCTGCATTGAATCTTTAACTATATTACCCATACCTATAGTAGCAACGGGGTCTTTAATCTTGTCAATAACCGGAGTATACCCACCACCGATATACATGGGGAAGGCTCTAAAGGAGTCACATATTGTTTTAACCCAGTCAATTGCGGTGGCGGTATTATCAAGAACAAGGTCTAAGATAAACCTCTTCTCTGACAGCTCATAACGATTATAGTTTGCAGAAGAGGCGTTGTTACACGGTAGTCCGTTTGTCCAAAAAGGAGAACCGGAATCCTTAAGCTGTGAGAAATCCCTTGAAAACGTTAAGTCTGCTTTTGCAGCAAGAACCCTTATAACGGGTGGTGTTCTTATGATATTTCTTACAACAGCCCTTGTCCACGTTCCATCTTCTTTTTTTGCAAAGATGGCACTTCCAGCAACGACCTTCTCATACCCAAGTTCAAGTGTGTCTTCTATTGAGTCTATCAGGTCTGTCCCATATGAGCCACTTCCCTGCTTGCTTTGTCCAACAACGTTTTCATCAAAATAATTGTTGCCGTTCTTAAAAAAGTCAGAGTCCTGGTCGCTAAGAGTGGTTTCTGTTATTGAGTCAGCAAACCTTACCGTTCCATCTGGAACAAGGGTGTCACAGTGTTTTGAAGCGTCAAGAAACCAGTCAAGGGGAATGTTGTATTGTGAAACGTATTCTCCAAGACCATATCTTCTGTTTGTCAAGAGGTCGTACAAACACCACACCGGATTGTTGCTCCATTCTTCAACCCAAACCAGATTCCCCTCAGATGTGGTATTGAAAAAACACTTTCCCCCGTTGTGAAAATTGCTTCTGTAACACTTTGAATCTTCATCATACCACGCAAACTCATGGTAGACCCTTACTGGTGTGTCTGGAAGTATGTCCTGTTTTAACAACAATTCGGGAACCAATATCTTTTTACCCTTAAGAATTGATGTTATTTTGGGGACGACAGCAGAATGTTTTGCTGTGGCTAAAAATTCTATACCAAGCAGTGCCGTGTTGGGATAATTAAAACCCTTGTATGATATCTCCTGAAAAGCCTTTACCGTTATTTCCCTTTCACCCTTACCATCCCACCTGTCTGAAATACGGGTGACCCTGACCCTCATTCTGTTCTTTTGCTCAAGGAAATATGTGATTATCTTTTCTTTTATGAGAGTAAGAACCTCATCGTGATAGGTAACCTCGTCAAGATATCTCTGGTGGTCGTATATGTCATCCCACGGTGTGATTGCCAGCCAAGCACACAAACCAAGCATCATGCCTGGGAACCTTAAGGCAATTATATCCCAGTCTGTTTCAGATATTAAAAAATCTCTTATGGGCAGTGCAGCAAACCTTGAAATCGTTGGCAGTGTATCAAACTGACCCCTAAGCTCATAAGTATAATGTAAGAACATTCCATTGTTTAAAATAGCCTGTGTTATACCCTCAAGTATGTTCCACCCATCAAAAGTAGACCAGTCAAACCCAATCTGTATTGAAAACTTGAAGGGCTCTCTCCCCCTTTTAATGGGTCTTATGTGACCGGAGGATGATACGGTATATATAACTGATTCTGTTTCAATAATAACATTGCTGACGTCAAAGTTTTTTGTAGACGTAAACTCTACATAATCACCACGCGTGTTTAGTTTTGTGTCTTCAGAATGGTAAATTGTTGCATGATTAAAATTATCATATGCAACAGCACCACCACCTGCACCCAGGTTTTGTTCATTGCCACCCTTGAAAAACTTGTAAGATAGACTTGGTACAGATTTTGATGGAGAGTCATTAACATAAAGCTCTTTTATCCCAGAGCACTCTCCCTCACCAAGTGCAATTAGCTGATGTAATACTTGGTCGTGCCTTATGTCTTCTTCACACTTGTCTCTTTTTTTAAGGAAAGATAAAAACTCCTGCTCTGTTGAGTATTTTGGCTCTAATACTTTTGAAACTTCCATTCTATATTGGAGTTTAACCTTGTTCCACTCAATAAGCTGGGTTAAATCAAAATTACCATCGACTGGGACACCAATCACATTTAACGCATCAACTATTTGCTTTTGCGTCATGCCAGTCCAACTTGTGTCTAGCCAAAATATAATATCAACAAACTCCCAAGGGTTAAAGACTATATCTACCCCAAGACCAAGAGTGTTTAAATATACACCACCAACAAGATAGCACCCCATGTTATCTTCATCTAAAGCGTCAGACATGAAAATTTCTGCGTAGGTGTCTCCATCCTGTACTGGCTCATGGTATTTATATGTAAATGTACCAATTGTGTCCTTTACTACTATATATGCAGCATATATGGCTGCTTCTATTGCGGCTCTTATACCAGCATCTATTGTTGATAGTATAAATTTAAAATCAGAGGGGATGAGAGACCTTGTTAGTTTAATGTTCTTTTCAGTAACACTCCTTACCGTGTTTTCGTCCATTATTATGGTTGGGTTGTTTATCAGGGCATCAAAATCAATCTGCATCTGCGTTTTTGCTTCTAAAAAAATGTTTCCAAACGCCTTGGCAACCGTGTTTTGAACTTCTTGGAACTTTTCATGGGTGTCAATTTGTATATTCTCACCAAGCTTATTAAAAAACTCCGACCAGAATAAGTCCCAACTTCCTTTGGTAAAAATACGTAAGCTAAAAAAGATATACGGGGTGTCTAGCTTACACTTGAACTCAACCCCCCTACAGGGCTGGTTAAGCCCAATAAGGAACAGGTTTGTGGCTGGTAAAAGTTCGGTTAACTTAATATGTTTATCGCCAGCGTCTCTCCATTCCCACGGCTGCTGAACAATATATTCTTTTGCGGAGGATATAACGTTTCCCCCGACAAGATGTTCTCCATAAACAACGGGTATAGCAATACCCTCTTTTGATGTTGGAGAAAGGTTCCAGCCATAAGACGGTGAGTTTTCAGACGGGCCACCCGGAGTGGTCATGCTTGGAGCAAACAAAGCGTTTAACCCCATAGAAATACCAGACATTAAAGCTATACCGCCAAGCATTACTGCTCCGTAACCAACACCATATGATACCAGCGTAGCTGCTCCACCCATTGCCGCAACACCAGACAGTGGTGCTCCAATACCAGCAGCAGAGGCTGCCCCAGCCTGAACCGAAGCAAAAAAAGCAGCCCAGGTAAACCCCTCTTCAAGGTCTGGGTAAAACAAAACCTCGTCTTCTGGTAGTATCCTAGTATTTACAGCGTTAACGCCAAGAATCAATTTTATATTGTTTATTCTGACAGAGAAACTGGTCGTTCTCATTAGATTAAAGTATCTTGGATTTGCGCTAAGGAACATTCCGGTCAAGGTTGACAGGTCTTCAGCTTCTCCAACAAAGACAACCCTGTCTTCCGGTTCCAGAACATTTTTTACTAAAATTAATTTTGACATAATCTATAAAACCCGTATACCCTTCGTTTAAAAACATTGTTTCTTAAGTCTATGTAGGTAACACCACTTCTCTCTGCACTCAATACAACGTGTGGAGGTGTGATAACTATCCCCGCATGGTTGGGGATTTCTGATTTTATGTCCATCTTAAACAACACAATGTCGTGTTTCTGTGGAGAATCAACTCTCTCAAAATTCTCTCCCTCGTATCTCTCTAAAAAATAATTCTTACCCTTCTTAGACCAGTCCTGTTCATACCACCAGTCCTTTAGGTCTACGCCCAGGATGTCTTTGTAATACATAAGCGGCAGACCGTAGCAATCAAGCCCAGACATGTCTCTGCCAAGGTGTTTGAACGGAACTCCCAAATATTTTTCATGTTTCTTAGCCATTAGCTTCCAGTAAGGGTCGGGAATCCACCGAACCTTATTCTATTATTGTGCGCACAACATCCGTTTGGGCCATTTAATGTATGGTCACAACTATCTGCTGTTACCAGCGGGTAGTCATAAAGTCTGTCATCGTTTGGGTCTAGCCTTTCGTAGAAACCCTGGTCTGACTCAGACCAGTTACACTCATCACTCTTAAACATGAACCTGCAAAAATCTCTGGTATATGAACACTGTGGTAACTGAATACCAACAATGTTGTATTTACTTTCAAGTATCAACTTTACTTCCTGCTTGTCAATGGTGACAGAATCAATATAAGCAACGTCCTTGATACAATATTCTTTACCCTGGTCAAGCACACTATCAAACACCCTGAGATGACACACCCTGTTCCCCTGTATACCATTAGCAAGCTGTATCACACTTGAAATCGTATCGTCTACCGCTGACAAAGACACATCAAGGGTCATAACCTCACCCTTAGAGTTTGTGCCTATGGGCGTTATAGCCATTGGGAACGGCAGATATTTCATAGCCACATCTGCTCCATAAGATTCATCCGGCAAGTAAAAGTCAACTGGCGTGTTCCTGTTTGCCAAAAAGAAGTTCCTTGAGATACGAACCCTGTCCGTTGATTCAGAAGGGTCGTTGTCAAGGGGAACGGAAAACGTGATAGCACCAGTAGAAGAGTTATATCCTGCTATCTTCCTCATGGCACCAACGTTTGGGCCAGCCTCAAATGTTAAGACCCAGCAATATCCGTCATCGCCCTCGGTGAGGTCGTAGTCTGTTGCGTTTATAGTAGTAACAAGTGCTGGGTCTATGATTATTACTGTCTTCGTTGAACCGGATTCGATGTTTGACATATAGACATAAGACACCTCTACGACTGCCAAGTCAATAAGCTGATGTTGAACGTTGTTCTTTTGCTTGAAAAAGTTTAGTGGTGCTGTTCTCATTGTTATGCTCCAAAATCTGATTGATAAAGACTGGCAATGTCCTCTTTAAAACCAAGTGCTATCTCAACAACATAAGGGATGTTAAATGTTTCGGGTAGTTCAGATGTTGCGAAAAATACCTTTGTTGCTTTCTGAACATATGTTTTTGCTGCGTGGTTATTGTCAAACGTGCTGTCAACAGTAACCACATAGTTATCACCGTCAGCTACCCACGACAGTATCCTTCTTATTTCATGTGTCCTGTCCGACAGCTCAAAGCTCCTGGCAAACCCTTTACAGACATAAATGTAGTTCCCGTACTCCCCAACCGTGTCAGAGAACCCAAGATAAGACGGGTCTTTGTTTATTTTAAATGTGTTGTCTGCTGTTGTTACAGCCTCCATTGTTTTACATTCCAACTGCCATGATGGTAAGAAGAAGTTATCATAAGACCCGCTTCTTGCATTAAAAAATGCAGATATCTCGTTCTTTAGTTTGGTTGTTTCTCCTGGGTTTAAAAGCTTTTGCTTGTAAACAAAAGAGAACGTGTTTGTCTCTTTTTGAGAAGACAGACTCCTTTGTTCCATACCGTTCTCGAACAGAGTGTGTGCAACGTCAAACTTTGTTTTCTTCTCACAGTCCAACATGTGTGGCTGCCAATAAAAAATTTCATTACTCATATTTACCCCGCTGACCTAACTACACCATTGTGGTTTTTGTTATTCATAACTGAATTTACAAACACAGACTGTGCTTCCCTGGATGATAACATCTTAACAAAGGACTGTGCATCAACGGCATCAATCTTAAACACGTTCACGCTTCCACCAGAACCCCCAACACTAGAACCAGTGTTAGTATTAACAAATGACCGCTGACTTACAACTGGAAGATTGTTGCTTAGGGTTGACGGCTGTATACTGCTTGATATTGGGCTTACAACTTTAGCCACCGAAGATGTTGCTGACAAAACACCCATCTTTGTTAACCCGGATGTTGCTATGTTGTGGAGAAACCCTTCTCCACCACCCATTTTTAGCATACCCTTCAAAATGGCGAGCTTTAAAAGCAGGGCTATAATGTCTTGCATCATAGACTGTGCCATTTTTTGGAACTTGTCTTGTAGGCTTTCTGTACCAGAGCCTATACTTGCCAACCCGTCTGCGAACTTATCAATAAAATTCTCACCGACACCCTCAAAAAGCTCGATAAAGGTTTTTGTTGCATCTTCTGTTTTTTCCTTAACCTGATTAAGCTTTGACGTTGCATCGTCTAACCCAATAGTAAGGCTGTCAAGGAATGTGAGGTCGTGGTTGTTTAGGGCTTCATATTTGTCTATAAGAGCAACAAACTCTGCCCTAAGTGTTGCAGCCTTTACCCTTACAGCCTCAAGCTCAGCCTTAAGAGAATCAAGCTCCCCAGCCTTTGATAGCTGGTCTTCTTTTGGGAGTCTCTTATACGCAGTTATGGCAGCCTTAACAGCGGTAATTCTTTTATTTATCCCGTCTAACTCTATTTTTCTTAAAGCCTTTAAACTGTCAAGCATTGCGGTTGCCTGAATCATAGCCATAGTTTTAGCTATTTTCTTTTCTGCAACAGCCTTATCTATGCCCTTACTGTTATAAAAGTTCTTCCATGATTCTCTTTCTGTGGCTTGTGCGGCCTTCATTGCTTTAAATATTTTCAAAAGCTGACTGTCAACAACGGTTCCAGCCTGGTCTAAATAACCCTGGAACCCAGGGGGAAGGGTTGCAATATACCCAGCAGCTAGTGCGGCCTTGTTTTTAGCTGTTGCCTCTGACAGCTTGTTAAGATAAACTATTCTCTCTTTTAATAAGATGGCAAGCTCGTCTTTAACGTTTGGGGGGAGGGTTATTCCAAGCCCAGCAAAATGTCTGTCAATATTATAGCTTTTATCTATCTTCTGTATTGCAATAATGGCATCTATTTGACGAAGATATTCATCGTTTTTTGCTTTGACTAATCCCGGGTCGTCAGTCTTTTTCGCCTGAGTACTAAGGTCTTGAAGTGCTTTCGCCTGGTCGTTAAGAGCCTCGGTAGTTCTGCCTATACTGTTTATGTTGGTCAGGGACTGTTTCGCATATGAGTTTACTATCCCCTCCCAGAGTTGCTTCATTCTCGATCTTGTTGAACTAAAAAACGTACCCTGCTCAAGCGCAGCATTGTATTGTAATATTGCTGCTGCTGATTTCTTCATTTCCTCATCAAAGTGTTCTGCCTTAAAATCTTTAATAGCTGTTATGTTTGCTTCAATGCCCGTCACCGCTAGGTCAAGCTGTTTTTTAAGTTCTGGGTGGTCTTCAATAATTCTCTTTATTACCGCCTCATACTCTTCCTGTTTTAACGTTCCAGCCTTTAGTTTTTTATTTATATTTTCCAGTGCTGCGATATAAGACGATGCGGCTATACCAATACCCTCCTGTTTTGTGGCTAAACGTGAAGCCTCATCCCCGGCATCCCTGTATGCAGAATGTAATTTAACAAGGCTTAGAATAAGGATAGAAACTCCTATCGCAGCAACACCAAAAACATTTCCACCCATATATGGAGACAACATCATTGCTATAAACTTTGTCATACCCGCAGAGTTTAATACCAGCAGTAATCCACCATAAGCCCTTACCAATCCCCACATTGCAGTTGTGAGAAGTGCGACCTGAACAATGCTTTTAACAACAGAAGAACCCGTAAAAAACGACAGGGCATCAGCAGCATATCTCACAGAATCAATAAAAATAGCAAACACTGCACCGATACCAGCTTCACCAAGCGCAATAGCAAAGAGTTTTAACTTATCTGTCATGTTTTTAAGTTTGACCTTCAGACCTTCAATCTGAATCCCAGCCATCTTCGCAGCGGTACCAACCTCATATGTTCTTGACAGGGCTGTATTGAAGTTCTCGTTTACAAACTCCTTAACTAAAATTGCAACAGCCTGTGAACCTCTAAGCCCAAACAGCTCAAAAGCCTTAGCCATATTAACCGTGTCGCTGGCAGTATCAAACAGAACCTTTGATAGGTTTAAGAGAACCTTCTCATAATCCTGTGTCTCTGATATTGTTATTTCGTTTAGCGAAACACCAGCGTTAATGAACGACTCCCTAAGTTTTTCATTTGGAGCTATAAGTCTTTTCAAGACCTGTCTAAAACCAGTACCAATCGTACTAGCTCTCAAACCATTGTTTGCAAGAACCATCATTGAGGCAGCGGTCTGTTCAATAGATAAACCAGCCTGTGCAGAAGCAGCACCAGCAAAGTTAAATGCAATCCTTAACTTGTCAACGGTAAGTTTTGATTTATTGACAGCGTTTGCCATAACGTCAGATACACGCCCAGACTCAATGGTGCTTAAACCAAAAGCTCTGACCGATGTAGTTAACAGGTCGGCAACGGTTGCCATGCTTGACAGCGTACCCGTTGCTAAATTTGCAACAGCTTCCATAGACTGAACTGCCTCAGAAGCCTTGAAGCCAGCCTGAGATAAGAGCACCATTCCCTGCCCAATTTCTGCTGTAGAGAATTTGGTTGTGCTGGCAATATGCTTGATTGTCTCGCCCATGATACCAAGCTCTTGACTTGTCGCACCAGAAATAGCTTGCAGGTTTTTTAGTGCTTGGTCGTACTCAAATATCTCGGTTACCCCAGCCCTAAAAGCTGAGGTTATGGCATATAACACCGCTGCCACTCCACCGTAGGTAATCATAGTTTTAAATGCAGAACCAATCCTTGCCAAAGCACCAGCGTATTTGCCTGGAGCCTTGCTGTTCATTGGCTTGTTCAGTTCGTTGATAGTCTGTTTTGCTTTTCTTAACTCTCTTTTAAGCCTTCTTAGCTCAGAGCCAAGTGACCTAAACCCATTCTTCATCTTCTTGATAGATGCCCAAAATTTGGGTGCAACGTCACCCGTGAACAGAGTACCTAGTATTAATTGCTTTGCCATTACCTATCTTTCATCTTATTTGATGCCCAATTGTGGTGCATCCCTTTCATTTTTTTAGTCAACTCATCTTTCTCTTCTGAAGACAGGTTTACATAATCACTGGGCTCGCCAAAAACAAAGGTGCTGGGTAGTTCAACATCTTTCCCTTCCTTTGTTTTAACTGTCTGAACATTATCGAGATTAACACCAACAAGTTTTGCATCAAACTTCATCCTCTCCCATTCACGTTCCTGGGTTTTTTCATACATAAGCATCATTTGTCTGAAGGTGACTCCTCCGTCTCTCCATTGCTTTCTGTAGAAGTCTTCAATTCTGTATCCTCCGTATCGTTCAATGACGGCTGAGACGGCCCCTCCGATTGAAACACTTTGCCCAGTGTCTCCCCGAAGAGGCTTTTCAAGTTTTTTTCATACGGGTCTTTAAAGTTTAAGGTGTAAACAATGTTAACAATCTCAGAAGTCTGGTCGTTTGATATATCATCAAGCATATCCTTTACGTTTCCATCATCTTTATCCATAACCAGTTCAAAAATCTTAACTATGTTTTCTTCAATTAAACGATAAACAAAAACGCCTACGCTTAATTCTGTTCCACCGTCTGGGTTTTTTTCAGAGAAGTCTGATATTGCTTTCTCAATTAAACCCGTTATTGTTAACTGCCCCCCCATTGAAAGAGGATAAATCTTTATTTTCCTTAGAGTACGGATGCCGATATTGACATCCGTAATCTGAGGATTCATTATTGCATTTTCTATCTCCGAGACATCTTTCTTCATTTTCTACTCCCTAAAAAAGGTTGTTAAATAATTAAGCCCAATAGATTCTACCAAGAGGCTTATCGTCCCACGTTGCGTCTCCATCAGAAACATCTGAATCTGCGGGAGTTGCTTTAAACGTAATCGGGATGGCAGCAGCTTCTTCAAGCTGGCTATCAGCTTCCATTGAAGAGGTTACCTGAGCTCTTGGAAAGATTATGTACATATACTGGGTACCGTTTGGATACGTGTAAACCGCTTCCATTCTTACATAAGCGGGTGCTACTCTTGCACCAAGCTTAATCTCACCGGAGTGTTCTTCGTCATAAGTACCACCAGTGGGGTCAATACCGTGAGCAAGTGCATAGTTATAAGGTGTCATTTCTTTAAAGGCACATTCGATAGAAGCATTTTCACGAAGCGGAAACTGCGCATCTGTTGACTGAGGAAAGCCTGACTCAAGGTCAAAAAACTCTGCCTCCCCCATGTATTTCGTGTTTGCAAGTGCTCCAATTGAATCTGAAGATACTGAAGCTAAAGTGTCGTCATCTATATTAGCTGCTGACTCTATAACTCTTATCTGTGCCAACCCTAGTTGAACTGTCGATGTATCTTTTGTTACTGGTCCTGAACGTGACATAATAGTTATTCCTTTCTTTGATTTTGTTTACAACTCGGAGAGTTCGCATCCTGCGACTTGGATTCAGATTCATCTGATTGTAATCCCCCAGAGTTCGGGAGCATGTTAAGCGTATTTAGGTGTCTGCATTTACGGTCAAGGCATCTCATTTGGATTGAGCCATGGATAAGCATGTCAACAGCAGGTTTATTGTCCTTGCTGTACTTTGAACTTCGCCCATAAAGGAACCTCCACAATCCGTTGCGTGTTCTCTCAATAAGTCTTTTCCCGCATTTTTCACACGACACCAGTATTTTTTCTGACATTGGGATTCCTTTCCTAAATTTTAGATGCCCACTTTATTGTAACTGTAAAGGTTTTAAATTTTGTGTTGTCTGGGCCCTCGATATCACCGGACTCAATTATGTCTGTTATAAGCATAGCTCCAATATCTGTCCAGCCGGAGAACCCACCCGCCTTGCTCTGATAGAACGGAATTCTTCGCATCCCATCAGTCTTTGTGGTGTCTACAAGATAGTTCATAACCGTATCACCAAGCTGAGATAGTCCGTGTCCTTCG